TCCCAATAATAAAATGATCTCTTAAGTTACTTCTGCTGTTACCTTCTTCTCTGAAATATACCTTATCAAAGTCAATAGCTGACCAGCTTTCTGTAACGTTAGTTTCAATAGACAACTTACCTCCTTTAACAAGAGAAGTAACTTTAGTGATATTGAAAGCTTTAAACAATCCTTTAGGTCCTGCATACTGTATAGTAGTATTCGAGAACTTAGGTTTCATGTTATTAGTATCAATGATCTTAGAAATCTGACGCAGTGCTGAATTATCTGCATTTATAGAGTCAGTCATTACATCTCTGCATGCCTTAATCCATTCTAAGAAGTCAGTACTCTGCAGCTGATCTTGTACTAAGTCTACAGCTTCTTCAGCAGCTTGAACAATAAGATTTTGAACAAAATTCTTAGTGTGCTCATTCCAGATAACTTTCTCCCGAGACGGAGTAACCTCTACTCCTTCCTGTAAAACTGTTTCTTTACCGCTTTCATCTTTTAAAACTTGACGCATAGGGCATTTAAGGCCCACAGAGCCCCACAGTTGCTCCATCTCTAACTCTCTGAAATCTACATATCCATAGTTAATCCCAGTCACTGCGCCGGGATTTTTTACTATAACAATATGAGGCTTACTGTACATATAGCTATCAGCTACAAGTAAAGAATTAGAGTTGTGAATCACTTCAGTTAAGAAATCTTTAGGCGATACAAAACCATCTTCTTTAATAATCTCAAACTTAACATTGCTTAAGTACATGAGTTGCTCTTCAACAGCTTCTTCAAACCTGTTACGGTTGTGTTTCTTAACCCCAAATGAAACTTCTGTATAGTTTAATTCATTAGTATTTTCATAATGAACCTTCGTACCATCAGAGAATGTAATAAATGGGTTAAACGCAGGTACATTAAACTTAGTAGTATACGGGTAGCAGCTTAATTTGAATTTTTTTCCGTTGTGCACGGTGGTAATGTTGTAGAAATCCACACCTGTGGATAAAGCTACCTTAGCACCTAAACCAAACGCACCAAAATTCTCAGAAGTATTACGCTTAGTTGAATACCCTAATTCAAGGATACCTTCTAATCGTCTACCTCCAATACCAACACCATAATCTCTTACAGTAAATATATCACAGAAACCTATTCCTTCATTTCTTGTGTACGTAATATCTATGTGACAATTCTCTTTGTCTAAAGAGTCTTGATTATAGTAGCTGGGGTCAAAATTAGAATCAGCATATGCCTCTCCATTCCTTTCTATATAATATTGATTAGCTTTCTTTTTTCCCTGCAGTATTTCTAAGGCCATTTCTTTCTCTCGCTGAGAGTCACAAGCGTTTGTCACTAACTCTCGCACAGTTGAAGGTATGGGGGTAGAATACTGTGTAGACTGTAAGATGTCAAATACCATCTTTTCAGCCCCCTTGTTAATCTTTTTAGCAATGCCACCTGTATTTGATATGGCAGTACCGTCAATCGTTTTTATACTCATTTTTTTAAAATAAAAAAACCCTAGCAGATGCTAAGGTTCATAGTTAATAATTATTACTTTTTTAAGTTTAGAAGCCGTAATTGTCACAGTTCTCTCGGAACAGTTCTAGCATACGTTCTAAACGTTTTGGGTCAGGATTTGGGGAGTTCTTCCAAGTGTCATATATACTAACAAATGTTTTAATAAGGAATTCTCCGTCCGGTTCTTTATGTTTCGTCATAAAATTTTTTTTTAAGTATTTCTACAGTTTCTAACACTTGTTTTTGGTTACGAGGTAAGAACAACATAGGAGTGTCTTCTCCTAGTTCTTGTAAATGCTTTTTAAATAGCTTCCATTTTACTGGGAACACGTCATTAGCAAATCCTTTTACTTCAATAACCCATTCATTGTTAGGGTCAACAAAATCAGGAGTATACGTAATATCTCTAACCTTAGTTATATTTTCTACATACTCCTTCTTAGAATTACTTTCTATAGATTCTGATTCAAACCTGAACCCTTCCATTAGAACGTATTTCTTTTTTTCATACAACGCAGCTATTCCTGCTTCCTCAAGTTTAACATATGCAAAAAGCTCAAGCTTAGACCTAAACTTTATACCTTTATAAACCTTTGCGGTAGCGTTCCTAACTTTTTTATTGACTGATCTTTTCGATTTTAGGCGCATGGTGCTTGCTATTTGTGACAATATTGTAGAATTCCTCATCTAGAGTTTTAATTTGTTCTAGTAAGTCAGTTTCTTTATGCCTAGCAGCTTGTTTTGTGCCTACGTCAAAAGGAGTTTTTGTCCCTAAATTGCTATATATAGTAGCGCATTGTTGTAAAATAGTATCAATTTTACTTCTCACTTCTTTTGTCATAGTTGTTGCTCTATAAGGTGCTTTGCATCTTGCAAGGACTTACATTGAGTAAGATAGTCTGATATATCTTTAACTCCTAATTCTGAGGGGATACATATGTTCCCAAGTTCAAATTTAGCGCAAATTTTCTTAGCCATTGTTTGGCCAGGGTTTTCTACGTTAGTAAAGTCATTGTCATAAAATACTACTACAGTGTTGAACCTTTCTTGGAGCGCTTTGATGAACTCTTTTTCAGGCATTTGCATTTCTGATTGCAATGCAACTGCGTTGAAACCCAGTTCGAACAAACACATAACATCTTTGAGAGAAGACGTAAGAACCATAAGAGAGCCTTTCGCGGGTAGCTGAGCCCAACCTTGAACATTGCCACTACGCGTATTACTAATCCATTTAACTTTGTCATGAGGAGAATATATTTTATATCTGCCTTTTAATTGATACGCATAACTAAGAGAACAATCAAATATATGATAATTAATCCAGTAATGATCAATTGGGCAAACATCAAATTTAAGCAAAGTTTTTTTACTTATCCCAAAATTTGACCAGAATTTTTTATCTTTCTCTTTCCAGTCTCTAGTACGTATCTTTATTTTAACTGCTGGTTTTACATTTGGCTGTGCTTTGGAATGTGTTCCCTTAACGCCCATACTGTAAAAAGCAGTTTTAAATGAAGATAAATCTAGCCCAAAATCATTGTCTATTAAATATAAAGCTTCTTTAAAAGTGCATCCATATTTAGCACGTATATAAGAGAAACAATCAAAACTATGTTCTGGGTATCCAAAGTCTTTATACCACAATCGACCACTATCCAGGGTCTTTATACTTACAGAGGGAGTTCTATCCTCACGAAGTTCACTGCAAAATTTTTTGTCTGTGCCCTTAAATGGAGAGCAATAGTACTTAAAAATGTCAAATTCAGTTATTTTCTTAAGAATTTCATCACTGTGTAAGCGAGCATCACTATTTCTGTGTTTAATCATAATAAATAAAAGGAAGGGGGAGGTGCTAAGCATTGACCTCCCCACGACCTCTATTATTTAGCTCCAGTCTTCACTTTCATCTAAAGAAAGTACAGGTGCTGCATCTGGCTGCACTGTATTTATCTCTGGAGTATGTGGTCCCCATTGGAGATTACCTGGAAATTCTGCTTTAAACGAATTGTATCCGTCGTTTAGCTTCTTAGCAAATAAATCATCACGTACAGGAGTGATACGCCCAAAGAATTTAGTGTACACAGACTGGTATGTCTTTCCGGTATCTGCTTGTCTTACTCCAACAAGTACACGCACTTCATTAGTATCTAAAAGCTTTATTAAGGCTTTAATTTCTGCAACGTCACCTTTAGCAATCTTAGAGATTGTATCATAACGTACTTCTTCTCCGTTAGCTACATTAGCCCAAGCTTGCGTAAAAGCAATAAGAGTATCTTCTCCCTTTACACATTTATGGGTACCTTCCTCTTTCCACCAAGTCATATTAGGGTTGTCGGTAGGAGTATTATCACTATAAGAAGATTGTCCTATGTTATTAATCCACAAAGGCTTTCCTGTTTTAGAAGCTTTTTCCGTGCTACTTACTAAGATCTCTAAACTTGTAGTGAGATCTTCATTTTTAAGCCAGAATACAAGTTTAATAAAATCTTCGCCGCCAAAATTAATATCATAGCTAGGCTCTGTCTTATAATTTACTCCAATTTCATGAAGTTCTTTTAAATTTGGGTTAACAGCTACTACTTTGAAATTAGAAATTCCTGAATAGTAGGTTATCCCGCCACCCATTACGGTGACGTCTGAATTGTTGCTTTTAATAGCCATAATTTAATTTATATTTAAAGTTTCATTTGAATCATCATCAAAGGATTCTCCTTTGTGATCTAGTCCTTCTTCTACTCTTGTTTGATGATTGAAGGTAGCTTCTACGTTCGTATTATCTACGCCGTAAAGCATATCTGCAGTTTCGTCTAAACTAGGAGTATTAAAGTGAGCATTAGCACCTTGATCGTGCACACTCTCTGTTTCTACAGGTATACTAGTTTGGGCAGAATCTACTGTAGGAGTATCATCTACAAACTGGAAAGAAAGTCTTTTTTTCTTCTTTACTTTTTTACCTTTAAGCGCAGGATGTTTAAATACCTCTGCTACTTCCCATTTTTCTAAGTTATACTTAAGTCGTATACCTTCTCTATCAATACCATTATCTAGATCTTCTACGATCATAGTAGTAGTAATAGTTTGCGGCGTAGTTGACGCCTGCTGTTGTGTATTAAGCTCACCAGCTGTTTGTGCTTCTATCATTTTGATATATTTAAGCGGTTTAAAAATTAATCTATAAAAATATTACTCCAGTCTAACACCATTTCCTTCCCTTTCAGGTGATCACAGCGAGAGCCAGCGTTTATATTATCTGAAGAGTTAAAAGAGATACAAGTATCTTCTCCTTCTCTGTATACGTATCCAATAGCGTCTGAGTTTGAACATGTTATCTCAGTTATCTTACCTGTTAATGCAAGATCTTTTGCTGCTACTTCTTTGCCTTTCTTATCTACCATCTTATCTTTAAGATGTCCAACAAGTATAATATGGTCCGCTAACTTATTTAAGTTTGCAATCCATTTCATAAATGCTTTACGCAGGTAATAATATCCGCCGCCCATAGGTAATGATAAAATAGACATTCCAGGGTTTTTAGTATCGAAGTCTTTACCCATAGGGGTGGCCATGTAAAGTTTTTTAGCGTCTTCTTCACACCATTCCTCTAATTTAGAGATGGTATCAATAGCTACATATTTATATGGCTTTCCATCTTTAATAATGCTTTTACCTACCTCTGTAAGTTCTGCCAGGTTATTTACTTTAACTTTAAGTGCATCTAACATGTCAGACCCTTCTTCTAGATCTATAATTAAGCAGTTATCTAATTGAGATAAAGCCGTGGTCTTTCCTATTTTAGGTGCCCCATAGATTATCATATTTTTTGGCGATTTACGGCTCGCCGGTACCTTTTTTGTTGGTAATTTCATATTATATTGATTTTTATTTTGTACCTCCCCTAAACTTAGGAGCACCTTTTTTAGGATTTGTTAACTCCATATATTCTCCGCAGTCAGAACATTGTACATCATTTATAACGCCTTGTCCTGTTATATATCGCACAGTTACTTTATACTCTTCTTGTGTATTGCCACAAGTTTTACATTTAAATTTAAGCATTATTTCCTTTCTGTGATATTGAATGTGCTCATGTCAGCTTCGTATGCAATCATACCAAGCATTCCATCTCTATTCTTCTCAATGTGCACTGCCATAAGACCTACAGGGTCTTCATCACAGTACCTTTCAGTAATTCCGTACAAGTCATTAGGACGATTAAGTATCATCACAACGTGTGCGTCTTGGCCTATAGAGTCTCCGCCGAACAAATCAGTGAGCAAAGGCTGGTATTGATTACGAGCTCTATGCTCTTGTTCTATGTTTCTGTTCAGCTGACTTAGTAATACATTTACTACGTTGAACT